ATGGAACCTAATCGCAGAGAATTTCAGAAGCAATGTGTCTTTCAAAGTTTCTGTAAACGGGTGCTACACAACGAAGCCTGTAACGCCCATGATGAAATCCGGCGACGCAGGAAACGGGAAGTTTCTTTTTGTGACCTTGCCTTGCATGAGGAACGGCAGCTTTACACTACGGATAAATATTTTCAAGCTGAAACAGCCGAGCCGACTTATCAAATGGCAGGAAAAGAAATAACCCCGAAGTTATTGCTTGAAGCAATACGCACCCTGCCGGAAGAAAAGAGAACTGCTATACTTCTGTACTATTTCGAGGGCATGACTGACGTGGAAATCGGAAAAATGTTCAATACGTCGCGCAGCACGATACAGTACAGACGGACAAGCTCTTTTGAACTGTTAAAGAAATATTTGGAGGAACACGCTGATGAATGGAACGAATGGTAATCAAAACGACTACCCGGAAAATGCCCTTGTTCCCTATCCCGTTATTTTGGCGGCGAGCAAAGGCGACCCGGACGCTATGAAAATGGTCTTGCAGCATTTCAGCGGCTACATAGCAAGTCTTTCCATGCGGAAGCTCTACGACGAGCGCGGCAATGTCTATTATGGCGTTGACGAGGATATTCGGGAACGGCTGCAAGCAAGACTGATGAGGGCTATCCTCACTTTTCGGGCTGAATAACCTACGCGATATTGGAACGCTTCTTTCCCCTTTTCCGTTCCATACCGCAAGACAGCCCCCTGCTCTTTGATAAAGAAAGCGGCGCAATAGAACGGCGACGCAGCATAAGGCAAATCGGATACGTTCCTTTTGTGCCGAGCCATGCGGCGGGTACGCCATGACCTTTCTCTTAACAGAAAAGCGAGCGAGAAATACCACACCGTAAAGCAGGGATAGCAGCCTGCGGGCGATAACGCACAGAATACATAATGATACTTCCTTACAGCCATAGTCCGAGCGTTAGAAGCGTCGCAGGCAATGGGTAGGGCTTCGGCAGACCGCCGGAGGGGTGCAAGTCCCATGAGGTTACGCTAATAGCCGTCCGATTAAAGCCTATGTTACAGATTGATTTTTGACCCATTAAGAAAGGGGGACGACAAATTGAACAATAACGACGTGCCGATTTGGGAAAAGTACACTCTTACCATAGAAGAAGCAGCAAAATATTTCCGTATCGGAGAAAGCAAGCTGCGGAAACTGGCAGAAGAAAATCCCGTCCCGGACTGGGTAATGATGAACGGAAACCGTATTCAGATTAAGCGTAAGCAGTTTGAAAAAATGATTGATACGGTGGACGCAATCTAATAGTGAAATCGAGCCTTGAATGTGGTACAATGTAGTCAAGCATATCAAGGCTCTTTCCATTATGGAAAGGAGCATAACGATGTCGGAAAAAAGACGGGATAATAAAAATCGTATTCTCCGCACCGGAGAGAGCCAGAGAAAAGACGGGAGATATGCCTACAAATATATAGATACCTTTGGGAAACCGCAGTTTGTTTATTCTTGGAAGTTAGTGCCTACGGACAAAACCCCGGCAGGAAAGCGCGACGATATAGCGTTGAGGGAAAAAGAGAAAGAAATCCAAAAAGACCTTGACGACGGTATCGACCATATCGGAAAGAAAATGACGGTCTGCCAACTCTACGCAAAGCAGATACGCCACCGGGCAAATGTGCGGCATGGTACAAAGCAGGGGCGAAAACAGCTCATGCGGATTTTGCAGGAGGATAAACTTGGAGCCTGCCGGATTGAAAATGTGAAGCTCTCCGACGCAAAGGAATGGGCGTTACGCATGAAAGAAAAAGGTTACGGCTTCAAGACTATCAACAACCACAAGCGTTCCTTAAAGGCTGCCTTTTACACAGCCATACAGGACGATTGTATTCGTAAAAATCCATTTGACTTCCAGTTGAACACAGTCCTTGAAGATGATACGGAACCAAAGGAACCTCTATCCCCTACGCAGGAAGCGGCTTTTCTGTCCTTTGTACAGCATGATAAAGTCTATCAGAAATACTACGACGAGATTATCATACTGTTAGGGACAGGGCTTCGCATTTCGGAACTCTGCGGACTGACGGAAGCTGACATTGACTTAGACAAACAGCTTATCAATGTAGACCACCAACTTTTGAAGATTGCAGATGTGGGCTACTATGTGGAAACGCCTAAGACGAAAAGCGGCAACCGGGTTATTCCTATGAGTGAAAAAGTGTTGGAAGCATTTCAACGGGTGCTAAATAAACGGAAATATGTACAGCCTGTTATTTTAGAGGGCTACACAAAGTTTCTGTTCCTTAACCGGAACGGCTTGCCAAAAGTGGCAGTCAACTATGAAAGTATGTTCCGGGGGCTTGTAAGGAAATACAACAAAACGCAAAAGGTCGCATTGCCAAAGGTAATGACACCGCACACCTTACGCCACACATTCTGCACCACGTTAGCAAATGCGGGAATGAACCCTAAAGCATTGCAATACATCATGGGACATTCCAACATCAATATGACGCTGAACTATTACGCACACACAACTTCCGAAACGTCAATAACCGAAATGAAGCGGCTGATTGCATAGTAGTAAATGGAGAATTTACTACTCCACATACTACTTTTGAACACAAAAACATACGGGGATATAAGAAGATTTGAGAGTATCTTCCACAATGAAAAATGCCGGAAAAGCCTGTAACAATAGGCTATACCGGCATATAAGAACTTTTGAAAAGATAGTCAAAAATTACTTTGTGATTTCATTATAAATATGTTGAATAAAATCTATTAATGGCAGCAAAAACATCAATAAAATAATTAATCTGCCCTTTGTACTTTTGAAAATTCGCATTAATTCACATTTTATCATTTTATCACCTTTAAAACAGAATAAGCATTAAATGAGACACTATATTGTCTAACTCGTTAAGTATATTCCAAAAGTCGGCAATTGTCAATGGTGTTTTTTACAAATAAGCAAACAAATTATTTGTATTTTTTTGGACATTATGTGTTGATTTTATGTAAGCGTAAAATAAATCCACGACTTCCAAACAATTGAACTTTGGTGTATAATAAAGTCCAAGCAACTCTATAGAGCGGATGAGAAAATCTAAGTTAGTCTATAGAGTGCATTGTGTACTGTAAAAAAATTAGAGTGGCAAATTTTATGCCATTCCCAACTAACGTTTTTATCACAGTTGATTAATTTACAGAGATTTTTTCGCAGAGCCATCTCGCACTGTCGTTACCCTACCCTCAGATCATCAAATACCGCAATGCCTTTTGCATTGGTTTTATCAGTTTCGGCAAGAGATTTACCGTTATAGGTGTAGGATATCTTGAACTCCCTGCCGCTGATTATGCCATCCTCGGCAGTTTTGTTAATTTTGATTGTTCCTGTTTCATAGTCCTCTTTCACCTTGTTTTTTCCTGCTTTGATTGTATATACGGTCGGATCAACTGAATAACCTGTTGGAGCCTTCAATTCCTTTGCGTAATAAGTCTTGTTTGGCAGCTTTACAGAGCCTTTTCCATTGCTGCCGATTTTGATTTTGGCAACCTTGTTTTTGCAGGATTTATCGCTGTAGATTCCATATACCGCAGTAGAATTATCAACGCTTGATTTTCCCACAAGATCACCGTTTGTATTATACTTATCTATCTCAAAAGTCACATCGGTCTTTGTGATCCTAAAAGCCGACATATTCATAGCGGTCGCTGTTTTACCGTCGGCCTTGTTATTAATTACAACTCCCTCAGAGCCGTTAGCCTCAATTCTCCAATGAGTACCGCCTGCACCTTTTCCGTCACCGACCGTTTTGGAATTGATAAGACTTTCCGAAACTCCAATTGATTTCAGATATGAAACAACATCGGAACGGCTGTCGAACTCACCCATATATATCCATGCATGGTCGATACCACTGGGGTTTTCAGCAACAACTACCGAACCGGGAGTAATATTTGAACCGTCGGCACACTCCCAATACGGACGGTCCGTGGTCTTAATATTCTGCTTTTCAACATCGACTTTTGAAGTCACACCGTCATAAGTGATTGTGCAGTTATCGCTGACTGTCAGCCAGTGATCGGTATCCACAGGAACGGGGTTGTTCCATGAAAATCCCGATGTTTTGTATCCAAGCTGCGTCAGCGTATAGTACACAAGTCCCGAACAGTCGATGCCGAGATTATTTATCGTCTGCACCGACAGAGGAGTATACTGTCCCTGATTGTATGCGTACCAGTACCCCTTATTCCCAAATGTATACGGTGTTCCGAGCAAAGTTGCCGCCTTTGCGATCACCGTATCGGAAGACGGAAACGCAGAGTTTTCGGTCGAAGTACTTGCGGCATTTGCTGTTATCGCTCCGCTCACAGATGAACCGAGCATAGAAAAAGCGCAGAGGCCTGCCATAAACCCTGCGCCAAGCTTCTTTAATATTTTGGATTTTTTAAACATAAAATGCATTTCTCCTTTGATTTTAAATTACAACACTTTACTTTTTATTACATCGTTATTTCCGGCTCAGGTTCATCCGCCATTTCCTCATCGGGAGTATTTTCTACCTCAATTTCCGTAGCCTGCATTTGCTCCAATACGATAATGGGAGTTTCAAACATTTCGGAATATTTCTTGATCTGATCATCGGTAAGTGAACAGCTGTCCCATTCGCCGTATTCGTTCATATAATTTCCTGAAACAAAGAAAGTTCCATGTACAAGAACATTTCCCACAATACGATTAGGCTGTGAACCATTAAGCAGGAATTCATCGTTGCACCAAGCAATCGCAGTTTCTTTCGGCTCAAAATATATAGGTTCGATACACCCTCCGACTATTGCCTGCATATCGTGAATATCATCGCCGATTTCCTTTTCATACGGCGCTTTTTCAGGCTCAATAACAAGTATTTTCATTTACAAAACCTCCTCATCTTCATTGCAATAATCCCACAGTGGACACTCGTTACAGTCATCATACATTGAACATGTTCGCTCTATTTCTTCCTCCGAGATACCGCAGTCACGGCGTTCTGTTTCAGGAGCATTGCGCCATATCGTAAGCGTCACTCCGCTATCATCGCACTCCGTTTCCACGCTTACGGGATTTTCGTTTTCATCAAAAAGCCCCAAAAATACGGTAGTTCCGTTGGTTGTGAGTACCTGTGCAAAAATAATCTTTCTCATAAAATTATACCTCCAAATTGTCTGTTTCATCGTCAAACAGCGAGAGCTGGCGAACCGCCTGTAATCTCTCGCTTGTATCGTAATTTGAAATTAAAAGCTCCGCATACTGACAGCCGCCGTCATATCTCTGCGCCAAATTATTTATCCTTGAAATTTCTTCAATGTGAATATTAGGCTTGTCCCAAAGTTCACGGATTTCGGGGCAATCGTTGTAGGAAACAAGAAATTTACCTTTGATATCCATTAACGAATCCCTGAGCCGAATATGATCCTTGGTTTTAAAACCCACGTCCTTGTAATAGCTTTCGGTTGCAAAGTACGGTGGATCGCAATAAAAAAAGCTGACAGGGCGGTCGTACTGCCGTATCAGTTTTTCAAAGTCTTTATTCTCAACTACTACCTTCTGCAATCTCCTTGCTGCCAAGTCTATCATCGGGAAATCCGACCATATTGAATGCGGCTGACTGCCGAAGCTGTCAAGTCCACTTGCGTAGCTGTAACGGATAAGCTGATAAAACTTCGCCGCCCTGTCAACATCACGAAATCTGCTGAACAGACCTCGCTTATGAAGACTAGCAATCCAGTCGAAATCTTCACGAGAATCGAGGACATAACGAAGCTTGTACTTCAGCTTATTCGGGTTATCCCTGACACAGCGATAAAGATTTGCAAGATTTCCGTTAAAATCGTTGTATACCTCAAAATCCATACCGGGCGGTTTATGGAATAAAACCCAGCCTGCACCTCCGAAAACCTCGATATATCGTTCATAGTAAGGCGGAAATCTTGCAAGTACTGCGTCACGCAATGCCTTTTTACCGCCTAACCATGACATAAAACTGTTCATGAAATTCCTTTCCGTCGTTTAAAGCCAATGACAGAAAGAAAGTCGCTTTGCTAATTACAGAAGTTTTCTGTCATTGGCAAAACGACTTTAGTTGTTATTTAATTGTGTTTACTTCAACCCTTGATTATCGGGTCAACATAGCTGAATATTATGCGTTTCTGTTCAAGGTAGCCGTTGGCTTTATTGACCTCGTTACACAGCTCCTTGTACTGCCTTTCCGAAAGTACGGGCTTTGTGGCTCTCAGCATTGCTGGAATACTGCCGAGGCAGAACTTGAAGTCAACTTTAGCTTTAATTCTGTTTGTGTGCATCACTTACCTCCTTGTCCAGACGTGCGATCTCTTTTTCAGCTGCCTTAAAAGCCGCAGCAAGGCTGCCGACCGTCAGTCCGATAATCCCTCCGATTATCATTCCTGTGAATAAATACACCATTACATCATCTCCATTCCTAAATCTTCGGTTTCTTCCATAGGACTGCAATCTTCATTCTGTTTTTGTTCTTTTTCCGAAACAAAACCGCCAAGTCTGTTCGGAACATAATCGGAAAGCCATGTGCCTCCGAACTGCTCGTGTGTATGCAATCTCCACATTGCAAGCTTACCGATATCAAGCTGAACGTCATCAAACGGAAACAGCAAACAGGTAAGATCCTCATTATGAAAGCTATACGCCTTTTCAAATCGACTTTCATTCTGCAATATTCCGATTTCGGTCAGCATATCGTTTATGCCGTCAACCCATTCTTTAAGGTCACCGCCGCAGCCTTGCAGGATAAGAGCCTCGCTGTTATTCATTTTTCTCAGATCGTGTAAAGAAACACTTATTATCTCCATTATTGCAAAACCTCCTTCCCATAATATTTTCTCAGCAGAGTGATCACAAATCTTTGCCCTTTTCCTGTCACAAACGTCTGCTGATAGGTCTTGGTCATAGTCGCAGTTTCAAACACCGACTCCTTTACGGAAAAATATCCGCGGTCGATAAAAGCCTGATACGGCAGATTGTTTGCCATAAGCACACCTTTTCCTTTCAGCCAGCCGTAAAGCTTGTTCCTGCCGACAGGGATATTTTCGGCTCTTGCAAGCTTTGCCATAACGTTCATGTCGATAAGATTATTGGTGTTTGACACCTGATTCGCAAACTCCACCAGCGGCTGATCGTGGCGGATACGCTCGTTCAGCTGATTTATCGCCATCATCTGCAAGCGGAAAAGATTCTGATACGGTTCGTCAAGGAACGGGAGATAGTTTTCTATGAACATTTCTTCGTTGCCGACGTAACCGCCTGTGCGACGGATAGTTGGGAGTACTTCGGTCGTGATCCATTTACGAAAAGGCTTTGCTTTAGGTTTATCAGACCTTACAAGAATTGAATACAAACCTGATTCGCTTACGACATATGCTTTCTGTTTTCTTCCGAGCGAATCGGTGAGTCCGATTGAATCGTACTCATCTTTATCAAGTCTTTTGACGACCTCTCCGGCACTGTTTGCTTTCATTTCAAGCACTCGGCAGATATCTTTTAATATCCACCAAGTTTCTCCGTTTCGTACCACAGTTCTCACTTTTCCAAATTCTTTACTTTCAAATATCTTTATCATATTATTCATTTGCATTCTCCTTGTCAATTTCTAAAATAAACCTTGCAAGAGCCTCGATAACATTCGTAGTCACGGCATTTCCTGCCTGCTTGTAAAGCTGGGCGTCTGACATTCCCGTTGCCGCCACCTTGTTGAACTGCTCGTCTGTAAACCCCTGCAAACGCCAGCATTCCAAAGGCATGAGCCTGCGGATATATCCGCAGTAGATCACCCCGTGTTTATCGGTGACAGTTATCGTAAACATCGGCTCGTTTGGAAGTTTAAATCTTCGCCCTTGCTGACGAACTTTCTCCTTTTCGGGAGTAAGCACCGCAATCGGATCGCTAATCACGATCACCCCCGACTTTTCTCCTTTATGGTGACCTATACCGCTGTCCTGCCTTGACGTTATGCACCTCGCAAGCTCTGTAACTTTCGGTTCGGGATTCATATCGATACACATAGCGTAATATCCCTGATTACAGCTTGTTGTCAGCGTGTGTGCTACATCGTGACCTACACGTCCTCGTCTTGAATTAATGTTAGGGTAGGCGAGATCAATACTGTCGCCGGGCAATGCTAACTGATAGCCCGACTTGGTTTTGACCTTGATCGGAAGTCCTATGATCTCGTAAAGTCCTGTCTTTCCTCCGAAGCCTCCTGCCGTTCCCGTAAGCGTTATGCTCAGTCCGTCGGCTGAGTACACTCTGCAGCCCTCTCGTCCGGGTATGCGTTGTACAAGAGTTTTTGGATTTGCGTCCGTGAAAGACAATACTTTTCCGGCGCATTTTTCTCTAAGAAATCCGATAATGAACACTCTTTTTCGGGATTGGGCGACTCTAAAATTTGCGCTGTTAAGCACCTGCCATGCGACATCGTACCCCAATTCGTCCAGCGAACCAAGGATGGTCGCAAACGTCCTGCCTGAGTCATGCGATAACAATCCGGGTACGTTCTCAAGCAGCAGATATTTAGGTTTTTTAACGGCAACGATTCTGGCAATTTCAAAGAACAGAGTTCCTCTTGCGTCGTCAAATCCGCCCCTTTTTCCAGCGATTGAAAAGCTTTGGCAAGGGAAGCCTCCGCATATAAGGTCGAAATCGGGTAACTCGTTTGGGTTGATTTTTCTTGCGTCATCGTAATACACCTCGCCTTCCGTATCGTACATTGTTTCGTATGCTTTTTTAGCATATCGGTCAATCTCGCAGTACCCGACGCACTCAAAGCCTCCTGCTTTTTCAAGTCCTGAGCGGAATCCGCCGATGCCTGCAAAGATATCGAAATACTTTATCATTTATCACCGATCCTTTCTTGTTTGTGTAATAAAAAAACGGCTAAGTCTTTTTCAAAACTTAACCGTTACATTGACATTTCCATTTCTTCGGATTCTTCAAAACCCTCAGTTTCTGTGATTTCTTCAGATTTTTCCTGCTCATCCGCCATAGCCTGTTCCTGTTCGATTTTATGAAACTTATCCACATCGGGGATAACGCCAAGCGTTCTTCCGTTATCAAATTTACAGTGCAGAGTACCCGCATCATCCACAAATTGAACTATGCCTTTAGTACCTGGTGGAATCGGACGGGGATCGTTATCCATACTGTCAAGGCATATCCGAGTTCCTTCGGGATATCTCTGCCTGAGCATTTCTACCTTCTTTTCGTTGTAAATCATATAACACCTCACATCGTCATTCCCATATCGGGTTCTTCGGTCATGTCCTCGGTCTGACTGCTGTTCATTTTTTACTTGATCACCTCCAGTCGTTTTAGATTCCCTTTTTATAGTATATTTGTTATCAAGCCTCCTTTGAAATAAAAAAAGACCGCTTTGTCGTTTATCACATTTCGTGATATTTGACAAAACAGCCTTCTAAACTTTGTGAATGTTTTTTCATAAAAAATCGGCAGGCTTAGAGCAAAATATACTCAAAGTCTGCCGTTATGTTCGATATTTTTTTTGTGTAGGGTTCGACTCCCTTTTTTTCGTGAAAACTGGTGAAAAGCATCCACGGTTTTACATTAAAATTTTTTGTTTTCTAAATATCAAAAAAGCCCGTAAACACGGGCTTTTTAAGGTGAGTATCCATTTGGTATCACCAATATGGTTGCGGGAGCTGGATTTGAACCAACGACCTTCGGGTTATGAGCCCGACGAGCTACCGAACTGCTCCATCCCGCGATATTTTACTGCTTTTTTATGCTCTCTCCTGAGTGCTTATTTATTATATCACAAATGAAAGTGAATGTCAATACCTTTTTTGCAATTTTTTTATTTTGACTGAAAACTCTTGACTATTGTATCCAAATCGGGTATAATATATACGATATCGGGGTGTGGCGCAGATTGGTAGCGCGCTACCTTGGGGTGGTAGAGGTCGCCGGTTCAAATCCGGTCGCTCCGACCAAAAGCCCTCGGTGCGGTTGTTAAATTAATTATCTAATTGTATCTTATCGACCGCCTGACGGCGTAAATCATCATAACTATGCAAATAAATGTTTGTGGTGTCAAGCTTTGTGTGACCGAGCAAGTCGGCAACTGTCTTGACATCCGTTCCGTTAGCGGTTAGCAGACTTGCGAACGTGTGACGGAACTTGTGCGGTGTGAGGTGTGGCAAGCCCTCTGAGTGTGTCTTTTTCCATTCCTCGTTCTTGCGAATAAACATTGTGTTATATTCCTCATGATAGCGACGAGGGGAAAGAAAATTTTTGCTTCTTGGATTGCCGAATACAAAATCACAGGTCTGCGGAACGGAAAGCAAAAGTTTGTAAGCACTTTCGTTCAACTCCACATAGCGGAACTTGTGGTTTTTCGTATCATTCACGAGCCTTGCACAGCCTTTAAGCACAACCACAGTTTGACAAACAAAGATACGACGGTGAGGTAGGTCAACGTTCTCCCAACGCAAGGCGAGTATTTCTTCACGGCGTAGACCTGTCAAGCACTCAAAACGGAACATCTTCATTATAGTGCTATCGCCCGAAGTCAGAAAAGCGGCTTGCTCCGCCGTAAATGATAGCTGTTGCACTGTTTCAGGGCGTTTCCTGCACCGCCTAAGTTCAAAGGCTGAAAAATCAATGGGAGTGTAACGGCAAGCGTAAGCGTATCTCATGATACGTTTAAGGACACTGCGGAGCTTTTTCACTCTGTCAATACAATATGTATCATCACATTGCTTGATGAGATTGTTGAGGTCAGAAAGCCCTATTTCTGAAACGTCTTTATCGTTAATAGGCTTGCAATTCTGCTCAATCACATAGTCAGTTTGCTCAGGGTAGCGGACAACGCCCTCAAGATATGAGGGGCGAAAGTCCTTGTAATAAAATTCTTTAAATTTCATAGTGATTACTTCCTTTCGAGGGGTTGTAATATCGGGTGTAGTCATTCCATGTACGCCAATACATGGGCTTATAATGGCTACACTCTTTTTGTTGTAATAATGCGTGTGGTAGGCTTGAAAGCCTTTTTAAATGCGTTGTAGCGGTGTTCTGCTTTGTACTCTGCAAGAAACAGCCTAAGGAGCGTGTCACGCTCAGCAGGACAGCACAGAAACACAAGCCTTTTATCCTCTCCTTTCTCCTTGCCTATCGTGCCACAGAGCCACAAATAGAAAAGGTTGATTTCTTCCTTGCAAATTTCTTTTTGCTTCATGGTGTACCTCCTGATTTATTTATACCATATTTTTACGGCATTGTAAAATTACCGTTTTCTTACGTTAAATATTTTTACTTTATTTTGTTTGGCTTGTTTTGCTTTTTCGGCTTTTGAGTTGGCTTTTACGTTGGTTTTTCTTTATCGTGTCACTTATGCCACGGCTTGCGCTGTGGCGGAACGGCAATGGACCTTGTTCACTGCGTTCACAAGTTCCATTGCCTAAATTTTTAACCTCTTACAGTCGCTTTGCTCCTTTCAGAGTTTAAAAATTTTCCTCGTGACACTAACTTTGCGATTTATTTTCAACAAATTTTGACGTTAAGCCGTCCATAAGTGTGAACAAGCCCATTTGTGAAACCTCGTGACGAACGTGTGAACACTGCTCACGGATAGCGTGACTATCACAATGTAAATCAAAATCAACGTTGTATTTGCAATAAAATGTTCCGCTATTGTTCTCGGCGGTATATTTGAAACAATAAACTATATCATCAATACGCCTTGTAAGCTGTTCAAGCTTGTCTATGCCGTCATTACGTTCAGCCGCCTTTTGATAAAGTTCTGTAGGCAGGAACGGCGAAGTTATATATACTTCCGTCCATAACGTCATTTTATTGCTATAACGTGCCGACACTTGCGAGCGGTACTTGTCAAGCAGAGTGAGCAAGTAGCTGTATGAGATACGCCCACGGAACTCATCAAGAATGAGTATCGGTTCGCCTTGGTAGCCGTCAAAAGGGTGGTCATAGTCGGTCACACGATAGATATTTACATCACCATGCTTTTCACAAAGTTCAATGTATGTGTATGATTTTCCGCACCCAGTACCGCCAAACAGCCAATGTACTTTCACATCACGTTCGGGCGGCGTGTTGTCCTTGCGGTACAAATAAAATAGTTCCTCTGTTGCCGTTTTGGACTTGATAGCCTGTGGATATTGTCTATATATATCGTTTGGAGTTTGTCCGCTGTAAATCAAGTCACGGATATCAGACATTGAAATCAAATCGTTTCGCTTGCCTTGACAGCCTTTTATATCACCGACCTGCGATTTTGCGATTATCTTTTCGCCCTTTTCCTCAAACTTGCCGACCTTGTTTATATAGTCCTCGACTTGCTTTTTGTTCCCTTTGGTTATCTCAATATGAACTTTAGGGAAAAGCTTTTTCAAGGCAGACAGCGGACGGAACGTCTTTTCACTCTCAAACACACAATGCAAGTGTTCAAGACCGAGGGCAGAAACGCAGAATAAAACCGCTCCTGTTCGCTTATCATCATCACCGACCCACTTATTAAGAACATCATCACATATCTGTTGCTCTGTCAACGAATGATACTCCGTAGGTTCTTGCTTTAATATAACCGCCTTGCCGTTCTCGTCTTTGATTATATCACCCTCTTCATTATGCTTGTATGTAATATCGTAGCGAGGGTTATTTATAACACAGAAAGCAGAGCGGCAATTAAACTCCGCCATATATAGAAACACCACCTTATCTTGTATCAGAAGTTGTCACAAAATTTTGTGACATGGGAAAACACGCATTTACGCTGTTTAAACTACTTTGTATCATGTATCAGAAGTCGGGGGTAATACTAACCCCGACTTCATGAGAGTATAGCAGAACGCCGAGAGGGAAGCGAAAAGGGGAAATCTTGAACGGCGTTCCCCTCTTGCGAATCATTGAAATCATTGAAATGTTGAAAACCTGTAAGCTGTTGTTTCCAACATTCCAACAATTCCAACAATACGCAATTCACCCCCAGCCGTTCGCATGATAGATTTCACGGATAGAAAAATCAGAAATTATTCTGAGATTTAAGTTCACCGAACTTTTCACAAGTACGGCAAGAAAGATTAAAGAGTCTATCATGAAGGGCACAGTGAAATTGATAGTCAAGAGAAAGATCTCTCCGCAACACACCGAGAGTATATTCTATTTTCCCATACAAAAGAAAAGCATCAAAAATATTAATAACTTTACGATATTCACGATAAAGGCGAAGATACTCACGAACATAGTAGTTTGAAATAGTCATTTTCAACAATCCTTTCAACTTGACATTGAGTGAAATTTGTGTTATACTCGGATTTACAAAGCGGAGGATATCCGAGTTTGTGTGTGAATATGTAGTCGGTGTATTTTGACGGATTGCCGACTACATTTTTTTATGCTTCTTCAAGCATTTGTTCAAGTTCGTTAATCAGCTTTGATAAAGCTTCATATTCGCAATCAGCATGAATGTTCAGAGCATTGTCTATTATAATTCTAAGCTGTTCACGCTTTGCATACTTTATCGCAAGTTCTGTAGCTGTCGGCATGTTCTGCATTATCCTCACTCCTTTCAATTTCCTCCACTGTGAAAGTTACCTTTATCTCTTTCACTATATATATTATACTACGGGATACCGTAGAAATATACATATATAGAGTAAACTATTTGTAAAGAAACTGTTACGGGATACCGTAGAAATAATTGTTGACATTTACTAAATTATGATGTATAATAATAGCAAGGTGGTGATTTAATGGCAGTATCAGATGCACAAAGAAAAGCCCGTGATAAATGGGATAAGGAAAACACTGAGAAAGTGCAATTTAAAGCACCTAAAGGGTTTAACAAAATGATAGAGGACAGAGCCGCAGAACTTGGAATGTCAAAGGCAGGATATTTGAAATATGCTGTCAGACAGGAGATAAAATCAGCAGAGGACAGCCACATTGTAATAAAGACACATACGAACGAGGGGTGAGAACATGGGTTTAATTGAAATGAGTGAAACAGCAGTTGCAACGGCTGTTGTGATAGCAATAGTTGCTATCATAATCAACATAATATTGTTTGTTGCGATTATCTGCACAGCAGGAAACACGGAAAAGACCTATAAAGAATTGCAGGAAACCAACAAGCGACTTGAAATGATGAACAAGAACTTGTTAGACACTAATATGATACTGATTAATAGATTTAGACAGGGCAATAATTACAACAATAACGACAACAACAACAACTCGCAGTGAGCCTCACGGCAACCACTGCGAGTTGTTTCATTACCAAGCATTTTTCCGCTTGCGAATAGATTTCTTTTGCTTTCGGTCAAGTGGCTGTGTGTTAGGCTCTATGCCCTCACGATTGGTGAGTATTTCTTCATCGGACAAATACTCTTTTTGTAACATATTCGTGACAAGCTGTGATGTATCGTAGAGCTGACGGCGTTTATTTGTCTGTAGATACGTTCTATTGTACATCTGAGAAGGCGTATAAGCCTTATTTTCTGAATAGAGTTCATATTCCTCAATGTCATATGTGTAACCTGTCTGTATACGACAAAATGGATGTTTGAAATGCGTATGGCAAGCGGTCACGTCTGCGGTAATATCTCTAATTTGTTTGTCTAAGAGATTAAATCTCTGCACTGTTGCATATATCATCATACGCCGTTTACGGCATTGGCAAAGGTGCTGAAATAACGGTTTAGGAACGGCACATTTACCGCCCGAAAAGTCACGACTATTAAATATAGTACCTATTTCATCAATAAGCACAAGCGTGTTTTTAGGGGCGTTGAGTATATCTTGTGCAGTGTTCAAGGGTAATATCTCCGTATAGTCGGGGAAATTTTTAATATTAATGTTTGTTAGTATGTGAAGCTGAGGATATTTACAACAGAGTTTATAAGCTTCAGCAATCATAAGTGAAGTTTTACCTGCTCCGAATTTGCCAACAAATAAGTGAATACCCCAACCATTGAATATTTGCGACCAATTAAAATATAAAGCCGTAGCCTTATCATAGGCAGTATAAGCCGCCAAGGACGGCAGACGAACGAAATAATCGAATAGAACCATTTAATCACCTTTACGAAAGAATATTATAAGTATTATGCACTCGACAGCGAGTGCGATATAGAGCGGTAAAAAGAACATTGCTACCTCCGAGGATTGAAAAACCTAACCATTGCATTATAGAGCATTTTCCAAAGCAGGAAAAGCATTAAGCAGGCGAACACAAATTCAATGCACAGCACGCCGAATTGTTTCCACGTTTTGATAACGTCAATAGCGGCTAAGTCACAGCCAAGAAGCTTTAAAAGCTGATAGCAAGCGTTTTGAACATCATATAACACATTTACCACCCCTCTTTCTCAGGCTCTTGATTGTCGCTCTGTGGCGTGTTCTGTGGCTGTTCAGCCGATTGCTTTTTTAACTCCTGTTCCTCGTATAGTGCTTCTATAAGCCGTTTACGAGGGAGCGACAAGTCTTTATCAGATTTAAAGGCGTGCAAGTCCATAAAGAACGCCACCACGCCGAGAACTGCACTGATAGCAAGAATTACTATCAGTGACAGGACGAATAATTTTAATATTGCAACCATTTTAACAACTCCTTATGTATTGTGGAAAAGATATCGTAACAGGGCAATGGAGCAGGATATAACAAACAATCCTATAATCATTGCACCAACTGTGAAGCTAAATTCGCCAAAACGAATACGCAAACACATTAAGTGTTGAATTGAAACAAAAAGCGACTTCATAAGTGAGAACCAATTCATGATGCACCCCCTACTTCAAGACCCATTTAACAACGCAAATTGCTAACATGACAACAAAGAAAGAAATCAGGATAGTTAAGAACGTTGTAGGCAAAATACCGATACTTGCAGTTAAGAACTTGAAGAAATCGGACGAGCCGTCAAACACTGATTTAATGCTGTCAAGTCCGAAATCAACAGAACCGAAATTTTTATCAAGATTTTTTTGTTCCTCATACTTCTCGAAATCGTCAGGAGCAAGACCGCTTTCTCCGTTTTTATCCATATCATAATCATACATATAATCAGGAGTCAACTTCTTATCAAGGTAATCAGTAAACGGCTTGTTTGTATCCATTTCAGCACCATTCTTGAAGATTTTCGGCTTATATTCAGGATAATCTTTATAATTAAATGCCGTTGACGTTACACAATAGTAGTCAGGCATTACAACGTCTGTTCCCTCGCCTGTTTCGGGGTCAGCATTTACAGTTACAATCTGCTTTGTATTCAAAGAGCCTTGATTACACAGATAACCTTGATTGTCAAGGTCGAAGTAATCAGGGGTCGGCACTGAAAGAGAAGTCAAGCGACCATATACCACGATATAAAGCTTTGTATCGGCTGTGAACTGTGAACTATCAAGATTTTCAAGATTGATAGTAACATTCTTGACAGAGCCACCCTTGCCAATAATGTATCCAGCATTTATGCCCTCTGCCTTTATCCATTCCGTAGACTCTTTGTTATCGTCCGTAACATCATCAACAACGCCACTTGTAGTATACATATATTTGCCATAGTCCAATGAAGTATAAACAGCGTTTTTAACGCTTTCTTCATAAGACGACTTTTCAGGGGGGGAAGTAGTAATATAACATACAAATTCATATGTATAGTCTTTAAGCTCGTCATAGCTGTCACGGAGTTTTATAAATTCGTCCGTCAGTGTGACACGGACGTTAAGTCCATTGCTTTCAATTTCCTGTCCGTTGTTGCTTGCACCAGGAGCGACAAGAGTTCCCTTGCGGCTCATGCCCTCAGAGAGAGCGGGGGAATAATCGACAGTAAAGGGAGTTGGCGGAGCGTTAGGGTCAGAATAAATAGGTGCATCGCCTTCATAAACTGGTAAATCAGAAAAGATAATTTTGAAGTCTTTAATATCACCATAAACGATAGAACCATAACTAACTTCACGGGTACAAGAATTTTCCTTAAAACGATGAACAAATGAATCAACAAATGTTCCATCTGTAGAAACAGTTCTATCAGAAGAATTATAAAAAATTTTAGACGATTGCGAAACAACGAAACATTGAAAAAATGAAAAAGGACTATCAGTAGGTTTATAGGATATAACCATATAGGAATATTCGGAATGAGGATAGGTATTTTCTAGTTGTGAAAAAATATGTTCAGTAAAAACAGAATCAGAATCATCAGCGAACGCAGGAACGGCAGAAAATACACAGCATATCATACACAGCATAGCGGACAAAACAGCGGTAAACCGCCGTAATTTAGTTTTCATATATTGTTTTCTCCTTTCAAGAATAAAAAATGCGGAGCGGATTGACCGCCCCGCACAAGCGAGATATACGGCTTACTTATGTGTAAGCTTTCTGATAACGCCGATTGCAACGCCGAGGAGCGATGCACCTACAAAGACCATGACAAGCGGATTGCTTGTCATAAGTGTCCACACCTGTGACACAAGGTCAGTGATAGTTGATACACCCGAAGTAATAGCAGTTGTTTCACCTGTAAGAACTGTAATAGGCATATTCTTTAATCTCCTTTCTTACTTGATTATGTCTATACTCTCGACAACAAGCTTTTCAGCACCGCCAAAAGTACGAACGCCATAATTAATATTTACATGGCTATCAATGATAGCCGCAGAGTTAGGGAAAGTTTCCTGCAAGACCTTTGTTGACACTTTAGCAATATGTGTTTCATATCCTGTCACGCTCTCGTCCTTACTTTCCTTAAGACAAAAGAGTGTGTAGTTTTCCCACTTTCTGCCCGTTTCCTTGATAACTCCACTGTTTTTCTTAAAACCTTTGACAATATACAT